AAGAATCTAAATGTCCACTCCAATCACTTGCTATTACTGGTTTTGCTGATAATGAGGCTTCAAGTAGTGGTCTACCAAATCCTTCACCTTTAGTAAATGACACGAATGCTTTTACTTTAGGATGATTGTATAGCTCATTTATTTCTTCATCTAATAAATCACCATGAATTAAGTAAATACTAGGTAAATCACCCCCTACTTGTCCTTCTATTGCTCTAATTTTATCTAATATTCCTTCTCTATCCATAATAGATGAAGTAGCGCTAGATGTTTTAACTATTAAAGCAGGTCTTGTTTTTTTACCTTTAAATGTTTCAAGAAATGTCTTAATTAACATACCTACATCTTTTCTATCTTCACCTAGATCACCTTTAATCCAATGCCCTACGAATAGATAGCAAAATGATTCTGGTATTTCATTTAATACTTCTAATATTTGGCTATTTGAAGGTAAGTCTATAATTTTATATTTATTTAAATCAGCACCTTCAAATAATACCTCTACAGGTGTTTTTAGTTCAATTACCTCTTCTATTTGTTGTGTTTGAGTATTTCTTTTTTCAAATCTGCTATTTTGGAATACCTTTTTAGCATGATTTGAAGATACTAATGTTAAGTTCATTCTATTTATACCTTCAATCCAATCAACATTACATAATGTAGTTTCAATACCTGCTGTTACTCCAATATTATATTTTCCTACTGGTTGGAATTCATTTGGTACTGTAATTTGCATCCAAACATCTGGTTGTTTTGGAAGGTGGTTATTTAAAAGGATACAATCTAGCATTGCTTTATGATCTGGATTGCTTTTTTGTAGGAATCCAAATGGTGTATTACCCCATCTTTGGGATAATATTTTAATATCATATTTACCTGATTTGATAAGGGATAAAACGAGGTCTCTACTTCTAGCTCCGTATCCTGAAAATGTATCAATAGGGCAACTTATAACGAATAGTGGTTTCATATTATTTTGCGATAACGTGTTTTACAAAGTGTTTTGGTTGTTCAAGTGGTTCTACTTTAATTAGCTCAAATGCATATCTAGGTTCCCATTTAGCGAATGTTTCATCAATACCATCAATAACATTTTTAGCCATTAATCTAGCTGACATCATTGATTCGTCTGAAGTAACCCATTCATGAGCTGCTTTACATTGCTCACTATATACCTCAGGAGTTTCCATTTTGGTTTTATATAATGCTATTATTTGATCAGCAATATGGAATGGTTCAGCTCTATCATCAAAGATATAAGGTGTAGGTACTGATCCAACTAATGATAAGTTAGATGGGAATACGGGGTAAGCCCATTTGCCGTGCTTTTTGTATTTACCTCTATGGTTTGATCCGAATTCTTCAGTGAATTTAATCCACTCACCATTTTTATCTTCAAAACGCATTTGATCTTGCATTCCACCTGTTACTGTAGCGATAATTGGTTTACCACACATCATTGCTTCTGTTAATGATAATCCCCATCCTTCATTAGATGAAATTAAAGCACATCCATCTGATGAATTATAAAGTAAATTCATTACATTAGATGGAAATTTACCTGTTGAGAATACAATGTTATATTTTGAATTATTTCCAAATAACATTTGTTGTACTGCTGGTAAATCAGTTCCATTATCATCTACTGGATGTGTGTGCATTGTAAGTACACATTTTTTAGCTTGTTCTTCTGTTAATGTATCAATGAATATCTTCCATGCTAACATTAAATCAGGTACAGATTTACGACGGATGTTACGCGCATTATATAGTAAGTTAAAATCGTAAGTTTTTCCTTCATATAATTGTTTTTTAAATTCTTGTAATGCTAAATATTCAGGATGTAACTCCGTGATAGGAAAGAATAACTTTTCATTAATTCCGTGAGGAACATATTTAATTACTTTTTCAGTTGCTAATTCTGGTCCTAATACTGAGCGATTAATGTTTTCTGTTTGTTTACTGATTGCTAATAATGTATCACATGACTCATAGTATGGTTTATTATACATTGGATAAGGCAAATCATCCCAAATATTTAAATAAATAATAGGAATATGTTTCCTAATTTCATTTTCTACTTGAAATAACCAAATCCAGTAACGAGGATCAGTAAAGATCATAATAGCATCTGGTTTTTCTAAATCCATCATTTGTCTGATTAATTCTGGAGAACCATATCCATCAATAGGGTATAGATAAACACTTGCATCTTTAATACCAGCTTGATTATTAGTATCAGCATTAAGATCAAATCGCTTACCTTTATCGGGATGTGTGATAGCTCCTCCAATATTAACCCAATTGTAATGATGGGCTGTACCAATAACGATTTCACGAGCCATAGTGGAAATACCACTTGTCATTCGGATATCATCGCATAACAATAAGATTTTCTTACGTTTCTCTTGTGGAATATAACCTTCTTTCATAAACTAATTTAAATACTTCCTGTAAATTGTGTGTCTAGTTGATTGTGAATTGTTTTTCTAAAGTCTTCATTTGTTAGGTATAAGTACATTGAGCGCTCTGTTAATTTTTGTACGCTAAATTTATACTTTACACATGCAATTTTGAATTGCTCAAATAAATCTTCAGGAACTTTCACGCTTGTTAATTGCATTTTGTTTCCCATAATATTATATTTTGATATAAATATATACGAATATTAGGAAAACGCAACTTTATCGCAAAGTTCTAGTGAGTCTCTATAAGGACACCACTTGCAGCTACTTTCACCTACATTTTTAAGGTACGACTTTAATTGAGGTTTTCCACCTTCATCAAAGCAATCTTTTACAAATGATTGAAAGCCTTCTACTGCTAATTTGCGTTTATTCTTTCCGCTTGCTGGTTTGAAGCTTTGTGTTCTTGGGATTGGGTATTCTGATTGTTCCCAGATTCTACGTTTAACGATGAAGAATTCAACTTCAATTTTATCAACATCGAATCCAAATTGCTTTGAAAAGTATTCCTTGTATAGTAAGATTTGAGCAATTTTACTATCGTCTTTCTTTTCTTTATCACTCCAGCCTCGTGTTGATGTTTTGATATCATATATGTAAACTTTATCTAGATCTTCATCATATAGTACGAAGTCAATGAAACCTTTTAAATAAACGTTGTTTGCTACTTTTAGTAATAGAGGTATCTCTATACCTAGTAAGCGCATTTTACGTATAGTAAATAGTTTATTACGGTTTTTCTTAATAAAATTTAATATCGCTACACTATCATCGAAGAATTCACTCATCTCTTCAGGGTTACTGAAGTGTGCTCCCATCTTTTTATATTCCCTAGCGTATATTTCTCTAAACTTATCTTGGAATAATGTAATCAGATCCATTCTATCAGCTGCGGCTCCACTCTCACTATACATTACTGTAATATAATCTTGTAATGTTTCATGGAATGCGGTTCCGAATACAGTGTGTATGCTGGCTTGATATGGTTGTTTGTTCTCTACATAAGTGAGATACCATTGGTGAGGACATTTGTCCCACATTGAATATTGAGAATAGGATACAGTCTTATGAAACGCAGGGTTAATCTCTGGTGCTTGATAATTCTTTATCTTGAGCTCTATCTCAGTAGATTTTGCCTTCGCCACTTACTTCTTGTTTAATTTTTTCTAAATATAGGATTGCGTCCATATGCTCTTGCTTAGCATGTTCAATCCACTCTAATATCGTTAAATCTGTACGATCAAGATCAACACCATACTTTGCCTTACCCATAAGGGATCTTGCTGTAAATTGATTTATAATTGAACTAACAATTGAATCTAGTTGAACTATTTCTCCATCTTCATTCTCTACGTAGTAACGTTCTTTAATTTCCATTGATTTGTGCTGTTATATTTTCTATTTCTGATTTGGGTAACATGCTAATATATTCCTTAGCTTCTTTTTTACTAACTTCAAAATAAATAGCTACTGCTTCTACTTGATCGGCTTTATATTCTTTCTTGTTTTTAGCCTTAATATATTTTAGATACTTGTATTGTTGAGGTATAAGATCCTTATACAGGTTGTATAGGTACTCACCTTTCATTTGCCAAGTATTCTTCTGAACAATATTAACTACCTCACAGTAATCGGGGTCCATACTGAGATAACGATTAATCATCCAATTGTTCCATCCCTCGTCACCTAAGTATGGTCCCTTATTAGTAGTGATGTTCTTAATATGATCGAATATATTCATTAGTAATATCTTGAATCGTTTTTGTCTTTAGTATTATTAAACTTCATAGTAGCATATTGAGCGTCACTTGCTAATTCTTTATTTAGTTTAACTAGTTTTTCTATTTCGTTTTGTAATACTGCTATTCGTTGATCTGCTTGTTGTAAGTTAAATGATAGTCCTGCTACTCGTGCTTTAAGACTTTCATTCTCTTGCTTTAGTTGTTCTAATTCCATTTTGCGTCTATTAAATAGTTTCATTATCATTGTTTCTTAATTGTGGTGGTAGTAAATCTTGATTTATGTTTCCACATTTAACACAAGCGAATGCTGGGATAGGAATAAGGGCATCTTGTGCTGTTCCTGTTACGAATCGAGACGCTTTGCGTAGTAATACTACTTCTTGAAATGTTTCGTTTTCACAAGTATCACATTTTACTGGTGTTGTTTTATCTAAAGTAATATTTAGATTCATTTGTTGTTGGTCCATTATAATATTTGTTTTTTATTTGTGTCTAATATTTTAGCTATTGCAGCTGCGAAGTTAATTTCCTTATCTGGCACTACACCTGCTCTCCAAATGAAATCGTCTAGTATAACTGATAGTTCAGCATCGTGTCCGTAACTAAAGTCAGCTAGGTGATCAAACATATAGCGATAAGCGGTTTGAAAATCATCTACTTGCGCGTCAGCTACTAGTTGTCTAACTTGATACCAGGCGTTTTTATCGCGTTTATTTAATATTTGAACTAATTGTTTACACCAGTTATCATCCAATGTAGTGATAGTTAATTTACTATCTTTAACATTTGATTGTAATACTTTAATGATAGAACGAACGTCAGGATATAGTTCATTAATTACCTTAGCTACATCTTGAATATCATATGTTACGCCTTCAACATCTAAAATGTTAGTGCAAATATGTTTTGCAACAGCAGATTTAGTTGGTGGTTTTAAAATATGAATTTCGCAACGAGACTGAAGAGGTTCAATTAGACGCTCAATGTAATTACAAGTAAGTACAAATCGAGTTACCATTGAATACTCCTCAATCAAATTACGAAGTGCGGCTTGGGCGGGTTGAGTTAAGAAATCAGCCTCGTCCAATATGACTACCTTGAGTGGTTGGAAGGATGACGTAGAGGCAAATGTTTTTACTTTGTCTCTAATGATGTCAATTCCATTTTCGTCACTGGCGTTAATGTAAAGATAATCACATTTGATGTTCTTAACAATTAACTTCGCGAGGGTAGTCTTACCTGTCCCTGCGCTACCAGCGAAGATGAAATGGGGTATATCGTTATTAGCAATACAATCGGCGATGCGGGCTTTAACCGCATCATTGCCGATGTATTGTTCTAATGTTTCTGATCTATATTTCTCAATCCAGAGAGTGTGTTGTTTGTTCATAACTTATTTTTAATCAAATTACATTCCTAATCCTGCCATATCAAATCCACCGTCTGATTTTTTCTTATCTTCAGGTTTATCATTGATAACACATTCCGTCATTAGTAATGTAACGGCTGCTGCTGCTGCATTTTCAAGGGCGCAACGTACTACTTTAGTTGGGTCGATGATACCTGCTTCAAATGCGTCTACTAATCTCTCTTCACCAATATTAGGTACAACCTTATTATTTACAGCTTTATCTAAATGAGATGCCCATTGATGATAATCTTCACCAGCATTACTTAAGATTTGCTGTAATGGTTTAGCACATGCTTTAAATACTATTTGACCACCTTTACCGAAATCGTTATTGTCTCTATTGCTAATAGAATTTCTAGCGTTTAATAATGCTACACCTGCACCTGGTAAGATACCTTCTTCAAGAGCGGCTTTTGTTGCTTGTAAAGCATCATCAATACGGTCTTTCTTTTCTTTCATCTCAATTTCAGTACCACCACCTACGTTGATGATAGCTACACCACCAATCATTTTAGCTAAACGATCTTGTAAGCGTTCAACTTCGTATGGTGAATTAGATCCTTCAATTTGAGATTTTAATTCTGAAATACGAGCATCAATTAGAGCAGTATCACCTTTACCATCAACGATAGTAGTTGTTTCTTTACCTACAGTGATAGTTCTAGCTTTACCGAACCAATCCATATTGAAACGATCTAATTTCATACCTTTAGTTGGTG